GATCAATTAAAATTAACAAGATCAGATTTTGTTTACAAATCAATTATGTTTTATCTTAAAAATAAAGGATATAAAGGTTTGGCAAGATTAATTAAACTTGAAAGTGCAAGATCAAAAGCAAAAGAAGATAATTATAGTTTATATTTAGGAACTAATGCAATAGTAACTATTGTCAAGATGGCAAAAACTTCCTTATTATTAACTGGAAGAATTGATGCAGTTAAAATAAAAATTGTGATTAGGAATTATAAAACAATTTATAATTCATTTTCCCCAAATATTAAAGCTGCATTAAAGCAGGAAATGATCACTATTGAAAAGTTGGAATATCCCAAAAACTTAAAACAGTATATATATAATTGGGATTTGATTAAGGAATTTTTAGTTATAAACAAAGATAGAAGAATTGAGTTGAGATAAATGGGAATAAATGGATTAGGAAGGAAAGCTGCATCAGAAGATTATGATGATCCTAAAGAATATTTGAACAAGCATATTTTTCCAATAGTAGATTCACTTGATCAGTTTAAAAAAGATTTAATAAAAGCAGAAAAATTATTATCTGCTGCAAAATATAGATTAAGTTTGCAGCAGCAGAAATTAGATTATGCTTATTTGGGTTTGGAGAAATGGAGAAGGAAATGACATTAACTTTAGATTTTTCAAAATGTAAAACTGCAAAAGATGTTACCAAAGTTTTTAATAAAAAGATAAAAGAATTAGTGAGAGTAAAAAGAAATATGTATCTTCTTCTTAAAAATCAAAATATTAAATGTCCAAAATGTAATAGTCAAGGTAGTATTCCTGATCATGCTTACGAATGTAATTTTATATGTGATAAATGTAAGGGGTTTGGAATTATTAAAAAATGAAACAATATACTGATCAGTTATTTAAAGATAAAGCTAATTTATTTACTGATGTGCTTTTGGAAAGTAATCATCAGGTTGAGAAGTGGGGAATACAAACTCATTCTCTTTTTGAATGGTTGAATTATACTACTGAGGAAATTGGAGAACTTGCAAAAGCTGTTGCTGAACATCATTATAGATCTGGAAGTGAACAGGATATTTATAATGAGGCAATACAACTTGCAACATTATCTTTAAAGATTGCAGAAATGGTGAAAAATGCCAATAAAAGTTAAACATATAAAAACATTGAGAGAGGAGGATTGTTATGCATCTAGGAGATTGGAAGGTTATATTACTAAGATTTGTGAGTTCCTTGAAAAACATTCAGAAGATGCTTTTACTCCTAAAGAAATTACAGAAGGATTAACAAAAGAAAAAGATCCAATGGATGTTAAACCCATTCGTGCTGCTGCAATTTCTTTTGCATTGAGTAGAATAAAGAGAATAAAAAAAATTAATACTATTCAACATAAAGGGAATTATTATTGGTTTGAAGAAAAAAATGTTAAACATAAATAATTATTATAAATGGTATTTTATTCCTAAAATAAAATTTAATATAATCAAATATACAAAGAATAGGGAAACAGCGTTAATAACTTCTAATAAAAAAATAACTTTAAGGATGCTAAAAATACATTCTGTTCAACATATTGATTTTCATTTGAAACACTTGAATTGGTTTACTAATAAATGGAATATGTATTATTCACTTGCAGAATACAATGAAGGCATACCTAATCAAAAATTTAATTTAGCAAAGAGGGATAATTCCCAATGGAGAAAGGATCATTGGCAAAGTATGAAAGGGTATGATCTTTTAATTGATGTTGATGCATCCCAACATTTTGAAATTGATCATGCAAAAAAATCAACTATAAATATTTGTAATAGATTATTGAAGAATGATATTGATTTTGATATAAGATTTTCAGGATGTGGATTTCATATTATAGTTCCTTATTCTTATTTTGCTGCAAGTAAATATTCTTTTGATCCTAATGATGATCTTTCTGTTTATTCTGCTTATTCATTGATAGCAAAAAAGTTTAGCAGCAAGTTTTCTGAAATGATAGATACAAACCTCAATGATTCCAGAAGATTATGTAAAATCCCATATTCACTTGCAATATACGATAAAAATATATATGTGTGCTGCCCTTTAGACTATGGACAGCTAATTAAGTTCAATTTGGAGGATTATACACCTGAAAATATTATAAAATGGTTAGACGACAAACACAGGATGAAGATGTAGATAGGATTGCTGAAAATCTTGACATTAATGAAGGTGCTGTAATATCTGATAGGGATTCTTTTGATTTGGCTTTAGATCGGTATCTTCAAGATAATAAACTTTCTTCCGACACCAAAGATAAAATTTTTAATTCATTTAAAGGAAAAAATCCTAATATTTCTTCTGATAGAATATTTAAAAAAGCAGGTGGTAAGGATCTTTCAAGAGATAGACAACAAACTGCGAAAACTGTTGTAAAAACAAAAGAAGAATTTATTAAAAAAGGTGCAAGAAGGGTTGATTTTGCAGGATTTGATATTAAGGAATCTGAGATCAGGAAATTGAAATTAAAAAAACCACCAAAAGAATTTAATGTTGCTGCTGTTGTTAAAAGTAAAGTTGTATTTGCAAAAAGATCTTCTGTTACAGTTAAGGGAAAAAAGATCCTAGTGTTTAGAGATCAGAAAGGAAGGTTTGCATCTGTTAGAAAATGATTATTAAATTATATAAAAAAATATCTGAATGGTATCATAGGCAGAATAATTTTGTAAAAGTTGCTATTGGTTTTTTTGCTGTTTATAATGCATTTTGGTTTGGTAGATTTCTAGGTGGTTTTTTTTAAAATGGTTAATGTAACTTATTGCCAATGTCCATGCCATGTGGAACATGATTTAAAAGAATCTGAATGTAATTGTTGTGGAGAATTGCCTAGTGCTGCATGATGGAAAATAAAGCATTTAAAATTGCAGGAATAAAAAATTTAATTGAAAAAAATTATAAGTTGCCATCAGATCAATTTGATTTAGAATCTCTTATTGATGATACTTTAGGAATGTCCGAAAATTGGCATAATAATATTAAAGAAAAAGTAAAAAGGATGATTCCTAATGATGATCTTAATTTTTATGAAGGTATGTTATAATGGCAACCCAACTACAAGTAAATGATTTTCCATTAAAAAAACATAAATGCAGAATTTCTGGAGAAATATTTGAAAGTATCTTTGATCATAACCAAACTTGTATTTATAAATATTGTAAAGGGGGTTGGATGTTTACACCTATGTCTTAGAGTATAGAAATGTTTATATACTTTAATGTGTTTCTTTATTTATATGAAAGCATTATTGGTTTCAGAAAAAAGACATAAGGAATGGAAAATATTTTGTTCTAAGAAGGGGATTTCTATGGTTGATGCAACTGATACTCTATTAGAATTAGGTATGAAAAGCAAGGATATAAAATCTAAATCATAAAATGGAAATAGAAAAAATACAGATGCCTAAAGAAAGGGCAAAGGAAGAATGGAAAAAATATAATGATCTAATTAAAAAAAGGCATGATAAATATTTGGAAGATATGAAAAAATGTATGTTTGAACTTTCTAAGGGAAGGGAATTAATTGATATTTATAAAGTAATGGAAAAAGCAGGGGTTAATAAAACTTATCATCCAAAATTAGCAATAGCAAGGGCAGATTGGAAGAAAGTTATTTTTTTAAAAAAGGATGCAGGAAGGGGTATTTTTTCTGCAACTGGTAATAGTTGGGCTAGTAATAAAGAAGGGGATATTGATTTGCAACCTAATACTTTTATGGAATGGGCTAGAAGTACAAGACCAATAACATTAACCGATAAATCTCAAGTCAATGCAGAAAACAGATGGGAAATAGCAAATCCAAAAGTAACAACAAAAGTTCCTATAATACCTGCAACCTTAATGCCTGATGGAAATTTAGCTAATTATTATATCTTATGGGAAGTTTTCAGATGGGAAGAACTGCCTGAAAAGAAAGATCCTTTATTATTAAAAAGAATTACTGAAAATCTTTTTGTTATATTAAGTGCATGGGAAGTTACTGATTTAGAACAATCTGTAATTTCTGGAAGATGATCATAAAATTGTATGGAGGTACAAACTATGGGAGATATAAAAAATATTAAGGATGTATTGCCTGAAAGAAAGGAATTATATCCAGATAAGGATCGTGTGGAAAGTTCTGCATTGATCGGAAAGGAATTTGTTATTAAGGAAGCAACTGAACTTGATGGACAGCATGGAAAGTTTAATGTAGCTTTGTTGGAAGTTGATGGCAAAGAAGTATCTACTGCATTTGGCAGCAAGGTTGTCAATGCAAGGATAGAGGAGATAAGAAAAGATCTTCCTGTTCGTTGCAAGATGGTAGAGAAAAAATCAAAGGAAGGAAGGGTTTACTACGATTTGGAGTAAACTTTTTTTTCTTTTTTTTATTTTTTAAAATGTGTTCATCTTTAAACTGTTATGAGGAACATGATAAATTTGATAATTTATTTTGTAGAGGTTGCAGGGATTTATGGAGAAGATATGTAGAAATGAAAAAATTTAATTGTGATACTAAAGAAAGTTTAATTGAAAAAGGATTAAAAGAATTTCAAAATAATATTTAAAAAATGATTTAACATGGGAACTGATTATGATTGTGGATGTAGAAAAGCAATAACTGGTGAATGGTATTTATGTGATAAGCATGAATCAGAACTTGAAGAAAAAATTAATGAAATTGTTATGGATGAATAATGGATCAAGAAGATTGTAAACATATTGCAGGATATTATCAAGATCAACATGGAACTAGAAGATGCAGTTTTTGTGATAAACCTATTGAGGATCAAACATTTGACGATTTTAAAAGGTACTAACAATGAACAGAAAAAATGTTATTATTATTAATGGAATAAAGACAGAACTTATTGCTGCTGATCTTGATAGGGATGGTTCTACTGGTGGAACTGAAAAGGTGCAGCAATCATTTGATCAAGGGAATGTTCCAATAAAAGAATCATCTGAATTAGGGGATGCATTAACTAAATTTAATGAGGATAATGTAAATAAGGAAAGATTGTCGTCTATTGATTTTATGTCAAGGATAGATCCATTTGAAATGCCTCCAATGGTGGGATTTTCTTCCCTGATAGGATTAAAAGTTATTCCTGTTGAATCAGGAATTATTATCAGAAATAAAATGAGAAAATCAGTTTCATTAAAAGGATTAGGTAGAGGGGAATTTGTTGATGTTGTTACTGGAAAGAAAGAACAGGATATTAGGATGGGTGCAGCACAAATGGGAAAGAATTTTGTGGGTATGAATAAGTAAAATGGATCTAACAAAATTTCAGATTAAAATTTCATTGAAATTTATGGGAAAAAAAGAATTAATTAGATTATCTGAACTTTCTGAATCTGAATTTTTGGCATTATGCAAGAAAAATCCTAAAACAAAAGATATTTCTGATGATTCCCTTAAATATATGCATGAAATAGTAATTAAAAAGGTTAATAAAAAATGATGAATCTAAATTATTATTATGTAGTTACACCAAAAGTAAATGCATTGTTCTTCTTTTTAGGGTTAATGGGTTTAGGGGTTTTATTATCAAGATTTGATTTTACTGATGGTGTTGGATTTGGTTATATTGCTGTTGCATTAATGTTATATTTATCTTTTAGGTGGGAACTGAAAACTAAATAAAATGACAATAATAAAATGGGTTTCTAAGTATTTACCGTCTAAGAATAAAGGTAAAACTAAACCAAAAATACAGCTTGTTACAAAATATGTTGATAGACTTCTTGATAAAAATGCAGTAAAGGTTATGGATAAGGATAAATTTTATTTTGAGGCAGTACCTAGATCATATTTTAGAAAAAATTTTTTATCTTTTAGAAGATGGAAAGAAAAAAGGATGCTTAAAAAATTTCCTGCAAAAGTTGTTCTTATTAGGATGGAAATGAATAATGGAACACATAGGGAATTTCTTGTTAAGGATGATGCATCAGGATTTGTTTATAGTGGAGGCAGGTATGTATTTGATCTTGAAAACAGGTATTGGGTTGTTGATAGCTTGATATGGGCTTATGATTTCCATGAATCATTAAGCATTTCAATGAAAAATACTTTAAAACCAAATGATGAACTTTTTAAATATGTTCAGATGTTTGAAAAAAAATTAATTCCTATGTTAGAAGATGATTCAAAGAAAGGGATAAAAAGAAAAATACCATTGAATGATATTAAAGAAACTATTGAAAATTCTGGAATAACTCAAGTTGAAAATAGCATTAATCCAATAGTTTTAGAGAGAGTAATCAAATCAGAAATTATACAGGCAATACTTCAAGGATCTGCATTAGGAAGATTATTTAGGGTATTGTTGATCCTGATAATTATTATATTAATTGCTGTTGTAATTGATGTTGTAATTGATTTTATATCATCAGATCTTTCAAGTGAATTGGGATTAAAGAAATAAAATGGAAACTAACTTTAAAATCCATGTAAACATGACAGGAAAGGAGTATGCATCATATCAAAATAGTAAAAAAATTAATTTTAGATCTAAAAGTGTTCAGGGAATATTTATAATAATTGCATCATTGTTTTTTCTTATGATCCCAATATTTATTATTGCTAATTGGTATTCAGTTGATACAACACCTGCATTTCAAGGTTGGTATGATGCACTTCCTGTTATGGCATTGTTAGGTTGGGATGGTATTGGTAAATTAACTTTTTTATACTTTGCACCATTTCTTGTAATTGTTATTGGTTTAGCATGGTTGATTCATGGATTTGGATTTTTGATAGTTAGACGATAAAATGAAAGTAATTGAGATTTTATATATTTTGTTAGTTTTGGAATGGGGTATATTTTTAGGAATAACAACACAAGATTTTTGGTATCTGATTATAATGCCAATGGCTTTTACAATAGGTTTTATGATTCCATGTATAATAAGTGAATCTTTAAGATGAAACTGGATTGTGTTTGTGGTCATTTAAAAAGTAGCCATAGACATACTTACACCCAAAAAAACTTTAAAAAATTTAATTTTAGGCATATTTTTTGTTTAATGCCAAATTGCAAATGTAAAAAATATGAACGGAAAAAATGATCCTTGATCCTATAATAAAATTGTTTGATCCTGTAATTAATTACACTTATCAGAATTATGAAAATAATTATTTATATTATGCATTGTTAGGTGGTTTTCTTTTGCTTTTGGTATTGGTTGGTTATTTAATGTATAAAGCAATAACAAGTTAAACAAAATCATCAAAGATTCCTTCTATCTGATGGGTATTGTAATGTTGAAAATATTGTTCAATATCTGTTATCCATAATTTTTCAAAATAAAATTTACCCCATCCTTCATACCATTTTTGATAATTAATAAAATCATGGAACTTGAATACTTTTACCATGAAGTTTTTTCTCAATAATTTCCATGATCCACAATAGATGCAGGATTCTATTTCCTTGATCTCAGAAGTAACCCATCTTCCCCTATGGCAATTTTTACATTCTGAGATCCAGTACATTATATGGTATCTAACTTCATTACATAGATCCCTAATATTTACATCAATAGTTCTTGATGCTTGTGCAATAAATATAAAATGTCCATAACCTGAATCATCTGATCCTGTTATCCTTCTACCTAAACTTAAAAATCTGCTCATGCATTTATTTAACTTACTTTGTGAATCCCTAGAATTTGCAACCAAATGAATTTCATCCCAAATAATATTTAATGGTTTTTTTTGTTTGTTCCAGAAATCAAGATTAAATTCATACTTATGGATTTCTTCAACAGTTCCATCCCTCTTTTCTTTTGTTGAATGTAAAATCTTTTTTATTATATCTGTACCCTTGATTAAAGTTGAATTTGGAAGATTATTTTTAATGTTTGTGTAATTAGTTCTTCCAGAATGGTCATTTGCAATTTCCCTTATTGCAGAAACAGATTTCCCTGATCCTAATTTACCTAAATAGATCCTGATCATTTTCAATTATAAAATATAACCTCATTTGTTGTATAATATATATCACATTCCCAACAATAATATTTTCCAGTTAATTTGCTTAACTTTACTTTTGCTTTACATCTAGGGCATCTTTTATGCATTAAAGTTCCCTCTTACTTTTTGATCAGATAAAACAACCATGTTATATTTTGAAAACTTATTGTGTTTTCCATTAATTAAATATGAACTAATTGTATTTTGATATTTGACTTTATTTTCTATTTCAATTAATAATTTCCTTAAATGAGAAAATTTCTTGTAACTCACTTTAGGAATAATAATTAAAATATCAACATCATTTGGTAGTTTCTTTTTTGTTAATATAGATCCAAAAAGTTCAAAAACTATCTGTGTAACATTTCTTTTAGAAAATTCTATTATTATATCTTTCTTGAATTTCTTATATTTATTAAATAAATATTTTCTTTTTGGCATTTTAATAATAGATCCTTAACCTTATGACTAATATATATATAACAAAAAATGCAATAAGCATTAATTTTGCAATATATATAAATGCATTTCTATATTTAACACAAAAATCAACATCATCCATAGAATATAAAACAATCATAATATAAGCACCAAAAACAAGCAGGACAGTTTCAAGTTCCAGATTATTTGAATGTACAACCTGTTGATTTAAGCACCAATCAAAACAAGCATTATCAGGTGCAAAAGATTGTATTCCATTTACTATTGTTGTATCTAATTCAGGGATTGTGTTCACCATTTTCAAGATAAAATAATCCTAATTTACTTTTTATTAAATAAGTTAGTATCTGATTTTCTGTAATTTTTGATCCTTCTGTTTCTGGATATTCTTCTATGAATTTTTCCTTACATTCCTTATTTATGTAATTCTTAATCCTCTTAGAACAAATTAATCTTTCAGAATAAGTGTTATCATGCACCATTACTGCATGATAATTGCAGCAATCTTTATATAGTTTTCGCATATTCACCTAATTATGAGATTTATTAAAACTTCTAAGAAGGAGAAAAAAAATATGTTTGACAAAACTATTACTCTTATGAGGAAAATGGGTAAGAAAGGTCAAGCATCTGCTGAGGTACTTACCGACAAGCTGATTGGTGTTGTTGTGTTTGTATTTATAGCTGCTGCTTTAGTCCCTATTGCCTTGTCAAGTTTTACGAACTTGTCTACCTCAGGGATAGCTTTGGCAAGTTTATTCACAACTGTGTTGGGAATAATACTAGCTGTTGCGATCTTTAAGGGAGTGCTTAAAGGACTAAGATTTTGATCAAGTGATCAAAATTGGCAATTTTTATTTTTTCTTTTTTAATTTTTATTATTTTTAAAACTTAGGTGTTCATTATGGAAGGAGAAACCTGCAATAATCCAGATTGTGATTGTAAATAAAAATGGTTGATACAAAAATAAATTTTGAAACATTGTTAGCGTTTGTAATTGCTATTGCAATCGTTGTTGGTTTTGTTAGTATATTTCTAAGTGGATTAAATGAATTTTCTGAAACTGATGCTTGTCAAGATGAAGGATGTGCATTTGATAATCCTGCTGGATTTTGTGCAATAAATAGTTCATCAGAAGGATCAGGAATTGCCTGTTTAACTACTCCTAGAGAATCATTACCATTAGGAGTATTATTCACAGTTGTTTTGGGAATAGTATTCGCTGCTGCTGTGTTTGTTGGATTAAGAAAAATATTAAAGGGTTAATTTTTTCTTTCTCTTTTTCTTTTTTATTTTATTTTCCTAAATGGTAGATAACAAAAATATTGGAAATGTATTAATTGCTGCAATCATTGTAATTTCTATTATAGTAGCATTTACTGGATTGATTCGTGGTGCATTTTTTGATCTAGGATTAATCCTGCCAATAGGAATTTTATTCTCAGTTGTTTTGATCCTAATATTTTCTGTTGCCTGTTTCTTGACGATAAAAAGGGCAATACAAGGAAAGAATTAAATCAGTTTATGCCTTTTCATATATTTTATTCCTTCATCATCTGTATGACTTCCAGAAAGATGTTGCCTAAGATTATATTTATTTAAATAAGATTCATGGCAGATAGGACATTGAATCCTTACTGATACTAATATAATAGATCTATTTTTTGAGTTCATTGAGTTAATCCCATAAAGTTTTTTGCCATTTGTTTTGATGTTAATAACTTTTGGATCTTTCCACATTTCCTGCAAACCCATTGTTTAGTTGATATTCTTACATATCCAAATTTAGATCTGCATCCTGTACATTCCATAGTAAACATAGTGTGTGTGTGCATATATAAGTTTTTCCATAATATTTATATATAGTGAGATTATTAACCTTAAAAATGGCAGGACATATAAGATCCGACAGGGAAAGAAAAGCTATGTTTAGTAATATGAATAATCCTAATTCTAATGAAAGAACTTCTAACCCTAATAATAAAGTAATTAATTCTAATAAAAATTCAAATGGTACAGTTCAAAGGAATATTATATTTTCTAAGAAATCTGCAAATAAACAATCAGTTACATTTGTAAAATCTAATCCAAATAATCAACCAACTAGATTACCAAAAAATCAAAGAGATTTTATTTCTGATGAAATTTCAAGGCAAAGAAAGGAAGGAAAACCTCAGGATCAAGCAATAGCTATTGCATTTTCAAAAGCAAGAAAGGAATTTGGAAATAAAGGATTAATACCAAAAGTTTCAAATCCTAATGGAAAAAAAACAGAAAGATTATTGAGAACTTTATTGGGTGTTGCTGTTGCATTGGCAATTATAAGATCATTCAAAAAGAAAAATAATCCTATGGATAAAAATAATCCTAATAATGAAGTTCCAAAGAAAAAAGTATTTAGTAAAGTAGATGGAATTGCTGATGCATTTTCTAAAGGATCAACAGATGCAAGGGCAAGATCAGATGCATCATTTCCAGATGGTAGAGTTTTTATTGAAGGAAATACAATCTTTTCGTTTGGGAGGCATTTTCCAATAGCTGTAAGAACTGGAAATAAGAATGTTGAATTTAATACAGATAAATTTTCAGTAACTACATCAAAGCAGCAATCACAAATCAGAAGTGCTTTAGTTTCTCAGGGATTCAAAATTAAAAATGTTAATACCGAACAGATAAAAAATACTGTTAGGAAAATGGAAGTTAATTAAAAATGAAACTATATATAGTATATCTAATGTTATTGATTTTTCTTATTCCTAGTGTTATCGGAATAGGAACAACAAGATACCCAACAGCAGGTGGTGTTGATCAAGATTATTCTAATGAAGGCAGGGGATCATTTCTTGATATTTTACCTGCTGATGGCATATTTGATTTTGATCAATTTTCAAAAGGTTTATCAGGATCAGAAGCAACCCCTATAATAGATGATTTTGATAATAATTCTATTTCTGAAATGATAATTATGGATGAAGATACAGTTAGGGCATATCAAAATAAAGAATTAGATATTATTGGTGCAGTTTTTGATATTGGAGATAATCCTGCTGATGTTTCAAATATTCTTTCTTTTGATATTGATGGTGATGGATTTAATGAGATTATATTTTTAGCATTAAATGTTAATTCTTCTAATGATGTACTGTTTATATTAAATTTTACACAATCAGATGGTATTCAATTAGAAAAAAGATTTACTGTATTAACTGATGTAACACATCCAATGATAGGATGCAGGGCATCAAATGAATGTATTATGACAGTAACTTCCAGATCAACTGTTGATGCAGTTAATCCTTTTACTGCATTTCATAATGCATTTTCTTTTGATTCAACAGGATTAACATCTGGTGAAACTACAATATTTTCAGAATCACAACCATCAAGTGATGCAATCGCATTATGTTCACCTAGAGATAAAAAAGTTGTTGTTGATGATTTTGATGGGGATGGAAATTTAGAATACATTATCTCAATGGGATTAAAAGAAGATTCAGGTGGTGCAACTGCTGAATGGCATATATTTTGGTTAGATAATTTGACAGTTGAATTAACTGGATTTGAACCTGAAAATGTACCTGAACTTGTTACTGGTGGTTGTACAGGTACAAATTCATTGACTAATTCTTTTACATCCCCAATATCAGCAGAATTATTTAGTGGTGAAGCGAATAAAGAATCATGTATCGGTGCTCAAAGTTCAGATGATGATTTTAGAATATTCTGTCTTTCTGGATCTGATGGATCTACTGTTGATGAATATCCTGAGGAATTGTCATTATTAGAAGCTGATGGAAATATAATTTCTAATATTGTACTAGGAAATTTTATCCCTGATTCCCCTAATGATCAGGATGTATGTGTCATGGGATTTGATTCAGTAGATAATGAATATGAATTGCTTTGTGGATCTGATAAACGGACAGGAGTGATATTTTCCCATAGAGTGTATGGATTTCCTTTTGAGGAATTAGGATTTAATATTTCTTTTGATGTAAAAGAACAGCATCATTTGATTCATGGTGTCCAGTTTTCAAATGAATTAACAGAATCAGTTGATCTGGAAGAAATTTTATCAACTTATGGTATTTTTAAAATAGATTTTACCCCTGCTAATCTAGTAAGAATATTTGATCCCCAAACGACTAGGGGTGTTAATTTAGCAATAGACTTAGAAAAGTTTGGTCAAGATGATATTATTTCAATGACAGAAACTAATATATTTTATTTTGATGATAGGGGAAAAAATAATCCTGCTGTTATAGTAGACATAGAATATATCCCTTGCCCTGTTGATACCTTGATACAAATAAATACAACTATGCAAGTTAAAGTAACAGCAAGAGATACCAATACTATTGCATTAGGATTTGATAATATCAACTTTGATACATCTGCTTATTTTGGGGATGGTAACCAACAAAATAGATCCTTGCCTGATATATCTACCAATCCTATTTCAGGGGAAGCAGTTGTTATATATACTCCTAGATTTGAAATGAATAAAACTATCACTAATGGAATAATAAGAACACAAATTCAAGATACTAATTTGACGGAAGCAGATGTTGAAGAACAATTATTTTCAGTAGCACAACAAGGATTAACATTTGAAGATGGGGTTAGCTGCATAGTTGAAGTTGAATTAATAGCAGCAGCAGAAGTTGAAGAACCATTATTAAATATTACAGCAGATGCATTAGCAAATGAAGGTATTATTGGATTTGTAGAAGGTGGATCAAATCAATTTAAAGTTTCTCCATTAGTTTTTGTTTTGATATTAATGTTAGCATATACTATTGCTGTTTTCACTACAAAAGATAAGACTAATGACAGCATGATCACAATGAACAAGGTTATTTTTATGATTGTTGGAAATGCTTTTATATTTATTATTGGAACTATAATTGGTGCAATATCTTTTGGTATAATGCTTGTTATAATAATACTTGCAATATTTTCAGTAGTATTGTGGGCTAGGAGGCAATTTACTGGAAATCAGATGTAATGAAAATGCAAAATGTCAGATACAGATATATTATTAACAATAATAATTTTCTTTGTTGCATTAGGTGTACTTCTGCCATTTATCCATGCAGCTTTTGATGAACAGGTTACAGATTTAAATACTCAGGGTGTAGAATTTGCATCAGGTCAGGGCTTTTCTGAGGATAGTGTATCTATATTGGGGATAGTTACATCAATATTAACAATGTTCTTTTGGACATTTGGAAATATCCCTGTTATAATTGATTTACTTTTATTTGTTCCAATCAGGATAATATTTATGATATTGTTATTTAAATTGATTAGGGGTGTTGGTGGATAAATGACAAAATTTTTGATATTTATTTTTATGGTGATTATATTGACATTCATTCCATTAGTCAATGCAGTAGTAGTAGAACCTGTAAATAATTATAGATTAAGTAATCTTAATATAAGTGCAGATTCATCAATTAAGGGAATATGTAAAACTCCAAATGCGTCTTTTCTTTACCTTACATTTGGTTCTGCACAATTTGATACTAATAGGTATTTACCCAATGGAACTGATGATGGTACTATAATTTCTCATGGAGATGTGGGGGCGAAGGGGGTTGCATGTAATGATGAATTTATTTATGTGAATCTTGCAGATCCAGATATAGTTCATACTTTTAACCATGCAGGGGTAGACCAAAGTGAAAATTATGATTATAGACCGGAACCCTGGGGAAATGTAAATCCGGATTTAAGTGTTGCTCAGAATAATAGTTTTTTATATATGTATACTGGTACTGCTTTACTTCCAGGTGCAGGTAACTTTTCTATTTGGAATACTTCTACACAATTAGAGAGAGCAAACATACAATTTGACCTTCAAAATAAAGGCAATTTTGGAATGTGCACTACTAATAAATCTATCTTTACATCAACATTAACAAATTTTAGCCAATGGGATATAAACACCGGAGAATTTGTAGGTGGTTTTGATTTTTCTGCATTAGCAACTCCGGTAGATGAAACTTCTTTGGGATGCAACGAATCAGCAGTTGATGTAAATTTGTTTCTTTCATTAGGAAGCACCTTTAAAATGGTAACTTTTATTGCAGATAAAGTTGTAGTAGATAACCCACCATTAATTGTTTCCACATTTTTGAATGAAACAACTCCTGACTTTTTTGAAGTGATAAGATTTGATGTAGTTGCGACGGATGATATTGGTATAATTAATATCACTTTAGCTGACAACAGAACAGGAACATTGTTAAATTTCACATCTGTTACAGTTTCAGGAACTTTAGTAAATCATTCCTTTAACATATCGGCAGTTTCTCCGAGCATAATTCAACTTCAAGCAACAGTTATTGATACTTTAGGACAATCAAATCAAAGTATATTGATAATCCCAGCAGTTCCTAGAGTTCAATTGAGGGGGAATGAAACAGGGAATCTAGCTAACTGGACAGGGGGTGTTACATCTGAGGAAGGAAATTATGTAATAGATGCTGTTGGAGAATTTGGAAGATACATAAATGAACTTCCAGGTGCATCTGTTGAAAGAAACCATAATAATTGGAGCATATTCTTGGATATTGCAGTTGATTTAACAACAGGGGTTGATAAGAGAATTGCTGAATTTTGGCTGGACAATACCACCCATACATCTGATACCAATTTATCTTTCACTATAAGCATATTGTCAAATAATTCAGTTGAACTTGAAAATATCCCTGATGGAACAACCGACATAATAGAAGGTATAACGGATGATGGGTTATTTCGTAATGTTCAAATTCTGTTTTCAGATAAGCAAGTGGAAATAATAAATGCTTCGGGGGTTGTTCGTGGTCTATTGGCATTGAATGAAAATTTCACAAATATAACATTTATGAATTTTGGTTCGGAAGTTGCAAATTCCCCTAATGTTAGATGGGATAATTTCAGTATTGTTAATGGAACATCTAGACCAGAACAATTTGCTAATGTTTATAGATCATCAGGAGATACAACTCCACCAAATATAACCTTAATATTCCCAGCAAACAATACAAGAAACAATACAGTTCCATTACCCATAATATTTTTGGTAACAGGGAATAATAATAATTCCATCACTTGCGATTTAAGGAATACTACAACATTATTTGACAGCAATACATTCCAGCAATCTGTTAATGTAAATTTGACTTTGGGTATTGGAGAAATTGCATTATCCCAAAATTTCCCTAACCTTAACTTAACTTGCTTTGATAATTCTGCATTGAATAATTCTGCAACAATGCTTTTAAACTATACTTTAGATAATGTTAATCCAATAATATTTTCTATAAGCCCTTTTGATGGATCAGTATTTAATAAAGATGTAGTTGCATCAATTAACATAAAATCAAATTGTACAGATACACCAGTATTTAGGTTAAATATAACAATAAGAAATTCATCTGATACAATCGCATCATTTGAAAGCAGAAGTTCAGTAAACAATTTTATTGTAATAGATGAAAATTTAAATATAGCAGATTTAGGTGTTGGTATTTATTCAGTAAATAATACTTGTGCAGATCCTCATACAAAAAAGATCATAAGCAATTACAATATAAAAACAAATGATTCTGAATATGGAATTAGATTTACTATTGATCCTAAAACTCAATTTAGGATAAGATACCTTAATGATTCTTTAGGTATTGTAGACTATGGAAGTTCAAAAGATTCAGGCAATAGTAAATATAATTTTTGGTATGATACAGGGGAAGTTGAAACTAAAACAATAAGAACATATACCTTTGAGATATTAAGCAGGAAACTGGTATATCATATTCAAGATTCAAGTTACAATGGTCATTTCGTAACAGGGGATAACTGGATAGATTTTGAACTTAATGATCCTGATGCAATTTATATTGTTTCACAAAATGAAAATTCCAATTATGAAATATCCATAACAACAAAAAAGACAAAATTAAACTTTAATTCTGTTGGGGATCTTAATGTAATATCCCAAGTAACTCAATTTGAAATTACTTCCATACAACAAATAAAAGATGATACATTTAATTTTGTAGATTGCCCTTTACAAAATTTGCAAACAACTGTATTATTTATTTTCTTTATAATGTTATCATTTGGAATAATGATCATAGGATTTAATTGGAGAATTGGAATTGTGGGTTTCTTAGGTGCAATATTACTTTTAATATTATCAACATTTGTTTATTCCTGTATGATTGCTGTTGGGATCACCCTATCAGGATTAGCAATAATATTAATTTCATTCTTTGTGATCAAAGGAACAAGAAATTTTAATTGATC